CGGCTTCGCTAACAATCGTCGAGAAGATCTTAAACCCGCTAGCCACACCAGTGACAATTCGCTTGATGTTGGAAAGATTGTTAGTTACTTTAGGACCGATAGCGTCGGCAAAGCGTTTAAAGTCGAGAGTTAACAAATATAGATCCTGAGCAGTCTTCGCAGGGAAGACTTCGCGGAAAGCAGCACCAACCGTAGTAACAACGCGCCCCAGTTCGGTAAAAACCTTACCGAGTGACTCAATTAGGAACGCTCGTCCGCCCCAGTCCGACCAGTCAGAAAGGAGTGTGTTTCTTTTGTCCGATGAAGAATCGATAATCTTAGTGAATGCATCAGAAACACCAGTAAACAACTCTGTAGCTTGTTCAAAGTCACCAATGACAGTACGGAAAGTCAGAGACCAACCTGAGCCGACTGCTTCTTTGGCTGTGTCAAACAGCTGCGTAAGCGTTCGGACCTTTGTTGCGGCCTCGACACCAAGCTTACCCATCTCTTGAATGTTTACAATTTGTGCTTCGCTGAACCCCATGGCTGCGAGTTCAGCATCTTTCATTTCGCCAGTAAAGCCTTTAAGTGTGGCTGTTAGAACCTCGCTGGTAATCCAGCCGTCCTGTAGTGATCCACGGAAAGTGTTTCCAGCCTCGGTCCACTGATCAAAAGTCTGATCGATCGGTACGTCAGCAATGGTCCCAAGGGCTTTACCTGTTTCAAATAACGCTCTCTGAAAGACTTCACCACCCATACCAGCGTTAACAACACTGTTCCAGTCCATAAGTTTAACTGTGCCCGAGGCAATCGCCTGAGACAACTGGTACATAGCCGTTGACGCTTGCTGCGAGTTTGAACCCGAGATAGCCGCGAGGTTGGCAATACCTTTAATAGATTGCGTTGAGGTTTCTAGGTCAACACCGGCAGCGGTAAACGTACCAATGTTCCTAGCCATCTCCGCAAAGTTGTAAATCGTTAAGTCAGCGTAATTGTTAAGCTCGTCAAGAGCTTCGTTAACCATCGTTAGGTTGGTGCCGTCAGCTGCGGTGTTAGCCAAAATAGTCTGAATAGACCGCATGTTGATTTCGTACTCTTGGAAACCGCCCATGATCAAGTCAAGCGAAAGCGACTTAGCCATGCTAGCACCTGCAGTTATAGCAGATTTTGTAATTTGAGAGAGTGCGGTTAACGCAACAGTGGATAGAGCAAGGAATTTCTTACTTGTGCCAGAGACATCTAGCGCCATCTTTGAAATATCAAATTTCTTGACAGCGTCATTCATGTCTTGAAGTCCAGTAGACTGTCCAGCTTTGTCTATACTTGTCTTTAAAGCATCTAGACTTTTAATTGTTTGATCAATCTTCTTTTCGAAAGAAGCGTTGTCAAACGTCATTTGTACTACTCTGTTGTCAACAGAACTCATCTTGTAACCCTCCTCCACACACTGTCTGATGCTTTGTCAAATACCGATTTCATTGCGGGGTTAATGTAGTCTCGCCCTGGGACGTAACCACCGGTGCCGGTGGCGTGACCGTACTGCAGCAGAAGCGCAATGTTTGCGCCTTTGTTCTCGTGCGTGTTGAACCAGCGGATCTGCGCACCGCCTTTACGCTTTTCAATTTCGTAATCCCAAGAGCGGGCTGTTTGTCCAGACTCAATTGGCGTTGCCGCCGAAAGTGCCTCAACACCAGCCGCGCCCTCGGATTTTAGGTCGGAGAATATAGCTGAGCTTTTAGCTTTGACGAGGGCGGCTGTGGTCTTGTTGCCGTTACCCTTTGTGTTAACGCTAAGCATAGCTATCCTCCAATTCTTAGTGGGCTTTGATGATAAACCGCAAGACAAAGTACGGAGACACGGTGTCAAACGCATTAGAACCAAGTCCTGACAAGGTCCCGTCTTTGGTGTCACCGGGGTCCACGGTACTTGTGTCGCCAGGGTCCACGGTGCTTGTGTCACCGGGATCAGCCGCCCCAGACGTTCCCGTGAAGTTCGGCATGTTGAACGAGTGTTTGTGAGATGAACCTTTTGACGTGACACCACGTTCGTATGTCAACCCACCACGAGTGGTCAAACCGTTGAGTTGTACCCAGCCTGGCGCGTTGACCCACCCAGCAACAGAACCGTCAGCGCCGTAGTTGTTCTCAATCGTGTCGTGTGCGTGAGCACCATCGGTGTTGGTATTGGCCGCGCCGTGATTGTGGTCGATAGTGTGCGTATGTGTACCCATGGTATGTTTGTGTGTACCCATAGTGTGTCTATGGGTTGGCATCTCATGCGTATGTTTTGGGACGTTTGCTTTTTCCAGGGTAGCGCTTGTTGCGCCGCCTTTTTTGCCTATCGTGTTAAACAGCGAACTGGTCGCATCTCTACCAACCGGCATTCGGCCTCGCATGTCTGGAAGTACAAGGTCCCCGTTAGACTTCCAACTAGCGGGTGCGGCCGCGTAAAGTTCGGGATACATAGTTTGCGCATCGGTAACAATTAGGCCGTTAAGTTCAAGCCAACCAACTGGAATTGATTCCATAGCGGTCATGCTAACCACGCCAGCCGGAATCAAATCGGAGGACATGTCTGCAATAGCCAAAGCATTTTGGGCAATTGCGTCGGTATTAGCACTAACGGTTGTGCTTAAGTCAGAAATGTTGCTCTCAACGCCCTCGATAGCCGAATTTAGATTCTCGGTGGTAACTTCTCCCTCTGGACCCTGTGGTCCAACCGGGCCACGAACGTTTCCTGCGTCAACCGTTGTCCCATCGTGTTTGATAAGAATAAGGTTGTCGCCAGTAACGCTACCAGAAACAACAGTGTTGTTTTCAATGGCCAGCATACGAGTGCTGGTAAAACCTGTAATCGTGGTCATATGTCCTCCGTAAATCTATCACTACTAGATACTTCATAGGTGTACTCGTCTAAATATACAACGTTTTCGGCGTCGATCATAAACTCGTCATTGCCAAGATCGGTGTAATCATCTTCGTTGTTGATTATGGCCCGCCAGGTTCCGTCTTCGTTGTCTATGATAATAAGACGCGCCCACGTTTCGAGCATTCCCAACAATGCTTCCATGGACGGGCAGGTTGGTTCGTTGTCATCGTACCCATACAAAATATCTTCTATGTCAGCCAATAGACCGGGCAGTATCCTGCCGCTATCAAGAATAATGTGTGCTGTTGGTCTTATACCACTAAGTCTTTCCGGGACCGCCGTAATGTCCCAGTTGAATTCTATAGCTTCCAAATCGTCTGAAATGGTGTTGAATTCTACATCTTTGGGCACTGCTGTTAAGTTGTAAACGATGTGAACGCGATAATTAGACAAACCGTCTACGTCGTTACCGTAGTGTGTTCGGTATGTGAGGTTGAACGTCTCCATGTTTTGGTTAGTTAAGAGAACACCCGGACGGGTATCTTCTGTAAGACCTTGGCACTTTTCAAACTCTTCCGGGTACTGGTATGCCGTAATAGAGCCTTCGTACTCGCCCAAGATTGCTAAATCTTTAAGTTTTGAACCATCGTAATAAATTGACTCAATCTTTGTGTTGTTTTTCTCCGAAACCGAGATCAAACCGTCCCAGGCGTATCCACGTTTCTCGTTATCATAGAAGACTCCGCGATCAATTCCGGTTGAGAACTCTCTTGAGCCAATGTCATTCCATGTGATGCGTGCCATTAGGCCTCCTATCCTTTTGATTGGTGCTTCTTTCTTCGCTCTTCGTTGAGTTTCCTGTTTCTTTCAGCAATCTCACCTCTTGTCATCTTCTTTTCTTCGCCCGAGTTCTTAATGTTGGCAATTCGGACAAGAGTGAATAGGCGATTGAGGTTCCAGGTCTGTACTTCGAAAGGAATTTCCAAAGCCACCAACCAATAATAAATTAATTCAGATGTAATCACCTCGGATGACCCAGATTTAGATTCTCTCTGATTCGAAAACGTTGTTGCAGTGTGAGGCGCAGCAACATAGTCATTAACAGATTGAATGTTTTCCTGAGTCATCCGAGTGATCACGTTTTGGTCTAACGAATTGTCCAGAAACATCGCTTCAATGTAACTATAGATTTCTTCGTCTGTCTTTTCATCTTTGCCTAGAAAAGGCTTTTCGTGAATTGACTCCCATTTTGATAGTGAGACTAGAGAATGCTCAAGTTCAACAACAACCTCCGGAACAGTCTTAAAAGTCATAGTGACTTCGTCAAACAACTCTTCGGCTGGTATAGTAATCTTTAACATTCTCTAGTCTCCAATAGCTATCTTTAGTAGTTTTTAGATGCTGGAGTAGGCAAAGAGCCACTCAGCATCGACCACCGGCGGGAAGACAAAGCCAGCGAGAGGGCGGGCCTGGATGATGGTGTCTTCGAGGATGCCGTATTCACCAGCTTCAACCAGGACGCCACCATTGGTGTTGTCGTGGTAGCTCACACCAGTGTCGTTGGGAATGGTGATGGTATCCGTGTCGTTAAACGTTGGCTCTGTGGGGGTTACCACGGTGATGGTACCGGCAAAGAGGGCAACTACGGTGTCGGGGAGTGGGAGCATTGGGTCGGTGCCTGGGGTACCGTAGAGGATGTTCTCAAGGCTCTCGAGGGCGCTTTCATCCACCTTGGTGGAGTCAATGGTCACAAGGGAGGTCGGCTTTGCGCCAGTGACTGGCACGGGAACCGTGGAAACCTCGTAGCTGAAGGTAATAGCTTCAGGTGAATCATTGATTGTGTTGTATGCCTTCTCCGACGGGCTAGCGGTGCAGCCGTAGATAAGGTGCAACTTGTAGCCGTAGTTGTCGCCCTCAAGGTCGTTGCCAATCTTTGTGCGATACGAAAGCCCAAAGGACTTACGGCTTTGCTGACCAATGCTGATACCAGCCTCGGGGGTGTACAAACCATCGAACTGAGCGAACTCGTCCGGGTATGTGTACGCCTCAACCGTTGCACCAAACTCTTCTGCAGAGTAAAGGTTGAGGTATTTGATGTTGTCTGCGTACAGAGCAGTTGGCTCGGCGCCCGTGGGCGACTCCGACACACTTGTAAGACCGTTCCAGGCAACGCCGTTGGAGTATTCTCCATTAGCGTCTGGAATGTAAAGTACTCCGTGGTCCACGCCTGTTTCGTAAAAGCGCTCGCCGGAAGCATCCCAAATAAGGGTAGCCATAGTTTTTCCTCCTAAAAGAAAAGTTTGTAAACGTCGTGGTTTAGTCCGTCAGCAGCATAGCGTCTATCATAGACACACAACGGTAGATCAGCAATCTTTTCAGCAATTAAGCTGTCTGGATTTTGATCTACCACCGTGACTTCATACTGCTTGCGTCTGTTGTAAGGTAGATTACCCGCATGAGCAGTCTTTTCGTCCCGTCGCTTGTAGATGATACAAGGGTAAGACAACGAGATGCTCGGCGGGGGCTGGAAGTATACGTGACTGGAGCCAAGTAGTCCAACAAAGATAGCTTGTAGATCAAGTCGTTGGCCCATTGTACACCTCTCCAAGCGATAGTACAAGTCGGGGGCTCTTAACTTCGACAGAACTAACTGTCCAAAGAACCCCCGACCAGCGTACGTACTTAATGTTGAAAAAGTGTGCAACGGCGTACTCGTCAGCTACAATGCTAATTGAGTTACCAACCGAAATATCGTTGTTTAGACTGTCACCGGACTCCGACTTCCGAGTGTTTCGGATCACATCGCCGTAGTACGAGACTTCGGTAATCTGATCTACCCACACTCCGGAAGCCGGAGGTTGTTCGGTGGTGGCACCGTATCCGACTTCGCCGAAATATCGTGCCATCGTTGTCCCTACAATCAGCTACGGACGAAGAACGTCCAGGAGGTGTCAGCGTTGGTGGCGAAGTAGTATCCTGCTTCGGCCTCGGCGTTAACCGTGAATGCCTGGTCGACAACAACCGTGTAAGGTCCACCACTGTTGGTGATCGTGTTTCCGTCACCGTCTCGGTGGACA